AGCTTCTCCGGTGATATCGATAAGTTTCGCCTACGCACTATGGAGAAGATGGAAAAAGTAAAACGCCTTTCCGCTTTCGATTTATTTTCAGCCATTGTATTGGCGACCCCCGTCGATAAAGGCGTACTTCGTAATAATTGGTTTGTGGCCAACGGTGCACCAAGTACAGAAACGACGGACACCGGAGCTTTCCCTGCTGCCGTCATAGCCAGAATGCAAGTAGAAATAAATCGAGTTACTTTAGATAAGGATGTTATTCTAACTAATAATCTCCCATACGCTATCCCAATTGAATTCGATGGGCATTCCGCGCAGGCTCCGGAAGGAATGGTGCGGGTCAATACCCTTCGCTGGGATACTATAGTGAAATTGAACGCGAGGAGAATTGCCCGTGAGTAATTACCTAGATATAGAAAAAGCTTTGATCACTGCTTACAAGGCCGTAGGAACACTTGTCCCAACTGGTTATCCTGGAGCGGAATTAGAGGATGGTGATAAGCCGGATGGTCTCTGGTGCCATGTCCACAATGTAAGGTCAGAATCCACGCCGGTTACTTTAGGGGATCAGGGCGAAGATAATCACCCAGGCTTTATGCAGATCGATATAAATTATCCAAAAGGCAAAGGTTCAGGGGATCTATTAGTTAAGGCTGATGAGATAGCTTTAGCCTTTCCTTCTGGGCGGGCTTTAACCTATAATGGGCAGGAAGTCAAGGTTCTAAGCACGACGCTTGGACCAGGTCGGTATGTAGGTGGCTACTATCGAATCAGCTTAACCATAAATTACTATGCGCGAACCCAGCGCAATCCGTAGGAGGATACGATTATGGCTAACGGTAGCCGCCACTCCCTCTACTCCGTTGAGGAGTCGACTTATGGCACAACCCCAACCAATCCAGCTTTGGATCTAGTACGCGTTACTGGTACTACCCTCGGTCTGGCCAAAGATAGTTTACAATCAGAAGAGATCCGATCTGACCGACAAATTGCGGACTTCCGTCTTGGTGCTAACCAAGTTGGTGGTGATATCAATTTCGAGCTTAGTTACGGTTCTTTTGATCAATTCCTTGAAGCGGTATTGCTTTCTGCTGATTGGGCAGCACCAGCAGATACCGGCACTACCACCCTAAGTCAATCAGCGACGCAAATCACTCGCGCTTCTGGTAGCTTTATTACGGATGGTTTCAAGGCTGGGCAAACAGCTGAAGTCACTGGTTACTCTGGTAGCGGGGCTAACGGCCTTGTTAAGATTACTGGTGTAACTGCTTTGGAGCTGGATGTAACAGCCCTAGACGGTCAGACATTAGCGGTCGAAGCTGGTGACGGAGATGAGCAAGTAGTAGCTTCAGAAAGTATTAAAGCAGCCGCTGAACGCCGGTCATTCTCCTTTATCCGACACTTTGCGGATATTGAGACTGCTGATAATCCTTATTACATCTACCGTGGGGTAGAGCTAAACTCCGTCCAGTTCACTATTTCAGCGAACTCGATGATTACTGGTACTTTCTCCATTATTGGGCAGAGCCAGGAAACAGCCCAAGACCTAACCGGTTTAGGTACTCCAACGTACAACCCTGCTTCTACTACTTCCCCATTGGATTCATTTACTGGTACCTTGGATGAAGGTGGTACCGCGGTAGCTGTTGTAACAGAAATTAGCATGACTCTCCAGAATGGTATTGAGCCGCGATTCGTAGTTGGTAGTAAAAACTCCATCTACCCATCAGTTGGGCGTTCAAACCTTACTGGTCAGGTTACTGCTTACTTCGAAGATTCTTCACTTGTTAATAAGTTCCTTAACGAGACGGAATCCAGTATCACCTTTACCCTTCCTGATGGCGCTGGTAACCAATTACGTGTAACAATTCCGCGTATTAAGTATACTGGAGGCCAGCCGGATGTTTCAGGTGAAGGTCCGATTACCTTGGCAATGCCTTTCCAGGCATTGTTGGATTCGACTGAATCTTCAAATATTCGAATTGAGCGTATTCCAGTATAACACCAAAAACCATGAGGCCCATCATGCAAGAGTTTTTTACAAGGCAGACTGCTAACGAGGGAGTTGAACTCCCTCTTTATTTACCAGACGGTTCAATTTCCGAAGAGAAGTTAACTGTACGGGGTGTCGATTCTGATGCCTTCCGTGAGGCTGAAGCCCACGCTAAACGGAAGGCTGTCGAGTTAGCCCAGATTGAAGACCCACGGGAAAGAGCCCGTATGGTTCGGGAAACGGAGCTTAACTGTATCGCAGCCCTAGTTGCTAACTGGACTTTTGACCAGCCTTGCACTAGGGAGAATGTGGTTAACTTCCTTCGCGAAGCACCTCAGATCGCTGATGCGGTTAATCGCTTTGCAGCTCGCAGGGCGGACTTTTACACAAAAAAGTCTACCAACTCTGCCAATGGGCCAAAAGCGAAATCAAGCTCGAAAAGACCCCAAAAGGGTCGAAAGTCAAGCTCCGCGACCACTTAAAGCAAGTTGAAAAAACTTTAGGCCGGAAACCGAAAGAGCTTGCTGAACAACCAGACTTTCCAGAAGAGCTTCGTTATATCTGGGATTGGTATTTAGAAATGCGTTCGGGTGACGGCCTAACTTTTACAGAGATGAAGCACTGGTCAGAATTAACCCACCAAACACTTCTCGCTTGGGAAGTAGATTTGATACGAACATTAGATAGGATGTATTGGAGGGTTATTTATGACTGATTTAGCTAGCTTACAGATTCGTGTCCAGTCCTTAGAAGCGGACTTAGCGGATCGAAGACTGACAGGTCTAGCCACAAGTGGGGCACGGGCAGAGCGTGCTACTGACGGCCTGACAGCTTCCTTTAAGCGTTTTGCCGGTCCGGCTGCTGTTGCAGCTGGGGCGGTGGCTTCCCTTACCAAGCTAACTAATGTTACTCGTGAATTTGATGTCCTTAATGCCCAGTTAATCACTGCTACTGGTAGTGCTGAGAATGCCGGTATGGCTTTCGAGGCTATCCAGGACTTCGCGGCAAACACCCCTTACGACCTTGGCCAGGTAACTGATAGCTTTACCAAGCTTGTTAACCTCGGCCTTACTCCATCTGAAGCAGCCTTGACCTCTTACGGTAATACAGCTTCCGCGATGGGCAAAGATCTTAATCAACTTATCGAAGCAGTAGCTGATGCTGCTACAGGTGAGTTTGAACGATTAAAAGAATTCGGTATTAAAGCCAAGTCTGAAGGCGACAACGTTTCGTTTACCTTCCGAGGGGTTACTACTACCGTTGGTAAAAACGCCGCTGAGATCGAAGGTTACCTCCAAGCCTTGGGAGAGAATGAATTTGCCGGTGCGATGGCCCAGCGAATGGATACCCTTGACGGGGCCATCTCCAACTTAGGTGACGAATGGAATAAGCTTTGGTTAAACATTAGTAACCAAGGTATCGGGGACGTTATCGAAGATAGTGTCCGAATTGCCATTGATATCTTAGGCGAATTAAATGACATGCTTTCTTCCGGTGAGGCCGGTGCCTTACTGGATGCCTTATCCGGTAAATTTGCCGGCTTTGGCGAAGATGTGGCCATTACCTTAGATATCCTAACGGAGGTTTGGAACGACTTCCTCGGTACCCCTGAAGGGGAGGGTATGGCCGGTGCTACTTCCGAAACCATTCAATTCTTAATTGAGGCATTCAAAAACTTACCAGAAAACATCCGAGCTGTAGTTCAATTAATGGCGGTAGAGATTGCGGCCTTGGTTGATTACGGTTCAGAATACGGAGCAGCCTTCGGGGAGGTTCTTGGCTCAGAGTTCGCTAAAATTGTTGAGAAATCTAAAGCCTACGGTACTGCTATCGGCGAGGCCTTAAACCCATTCTCGGATAGTGACTTCGATCTAGAAGGTGAGCTACGCCGGTTGGATGCTATAGCCGCGGAAATGGCTGATACCGCTTTCTCCCGAGCTGAGCAACAAGTTAATATTTCGCGCGAAGCTCGTAGGGCTAGCATTGAATCAATCCTCGAAGAACGCCAAGCGGCTTTGGATTCTTTTGATACCCAAATAGCTGCAGCTGACCAGCTTCGTGCTAAGTACGACGAAGAGATGGCGGCGCGTAAAGCTAACACCGAGGATAGGCTAGCTGGCTTTAGCCAAGCTGGTGGCGGGGATAATGGGCCTACCAAGGCGGAGTTAAAAGCCCAAGAAGCCCGAGAAAAAGAATTCGATAAGCTTCGGTTATCTTTACGCTCGGAAGAAGAAGTAATTCAGGAGAGTTACGATCGCCGCTTAGCTATCATCCTTGCTAACACAGAAGAAGGATCACGCCAGCAAGCAGAACTCAAAGGTCGGCTTGATCAGGAGTTTGCTACCCAAGCCTTGGGTGATTTTGCTACGCCAGACACTTATGCGGAACAACTAGAAGCTTTAAATGATTACCATGACGCCCGTCGGGAGCTTATTCTAAACAACACGGCGCTAACCGAAGAACAGCGTACCGAATTAGAATTAGAATTAACCACCCAACGTAATGAGCAATTAGCAGCCTTAGAGCATGCGCGGCAGCAGAGCATCCTACAGGGTGGAGCTGAAACCTTTGGTGCCTTAGCGGACTTGACCAAAGCCTTTGCCGGTGAGCAAAGTAAAGAGTATAAAGCCTTATTCGCGGTCTCCCAAGCTTTCTCAATCGCACAAACGATTATGAAGACTTACGAAGCCGCGCAGAGTGCTTACGCGTCCTTGGCCCCGAT